ATCTCCGACAGCAAGTGCGTGATCACATAGCCCGCTAATCCACCCACTATCGCAAGAGTGGCAATATAAAGATTTAAGTAGTCCGCTGGTGTCATCGTTTAGGTGTCGCATATCCAAAGACGCCAGCAAGAACAGCCCAAAGGATCGAGCGGTAATCTGCTGCGAAGTTAGAAGCTGCCCAAGCAGACAGGAACGCTCCTGCTGTTAGTACGAGTGGATTTTTCATATTCATAGACTTCCCCCTAATAACGGAACATTAAAAAACGAATTGTCCTGATCGCCTTTGCGAGAAAAAGAACAGTGGAGATGAGTGCGGTGCTGGTTAATCCCCTTATACTTTCTCCAACGCCAGAAGCTCTTAGCGCTGGCGATTTTTCCGTCAAAGATGAGATACGAGATACGGCGATCAGTCTTTGCCAAGATACGAAGTTGATCTGCCACATCGGGCATAAGGTCTGGTTCTGATTTTCCAAATAAACTGCGTGAAATGTCGATGGCACGAACCCAGCCTTCGCCATCTGGATTATGGTCAGACTTACGAGCTGCGTGGCGACTATCGCCGAGCCAGCCATCGCTGGAACGCGTACGATCGCCGTAGCAGTCGTCAAATTGCTCACGAAGCTGTATCCCGGCTTTGCATAACTTTGGCTTCATGCCAGTAGTAGTGCCAGTTCATCTGCTGTTAACCCTAAGCGGTCTGCAATAGCAGCCTTAGCCTCAGCCTTCTCGGCTGCTGCTTGCTCCTCATCTGCCTTCGCCTTTGCATAAGCGATCGCATCTGCTTCGCGCTGCTTGATTTCCTCGGCTGTAAGTTCTACCTCAGAGACTTCGCCTGTCTCGCAGTTTACGATTATCTTTGTGTCTGCCATTTTGTCTCCTATGATTTAGATATGCCGTAGAGTGAAGCGGATGAATATTGAACGAAGTTATTTGCAGCAGATAACGATATGGAAGTTATTGCCGCAGTATTAGACCATAACCCTGCATCTAAATTAGCAAGTGCAGAAGTTGCGTTATTCTCTGTAACGCTATCGGCTGAGTAAGACTTGTTGGTTGTTCCAGCATAATTTGGAATATAGATTTCAAGGTTTCCAAAGATGTTTGCTGTGGCATCTGCCGCTGGCGCATCTCCAAAATAGCGGGTTGTATTGTTGTAGCTCGCGGCGGAACTTCCTGAACCTTGAATCAAACGATACGAATAACCAGTCGTTGAACCGTTAAATTGAATTAAAAGCGACTGTACAACTTGCCCAGTTAATGCCGTACGAAGTGAAGCAACTATTTTTAAATCTGTGTAAGTGCTAGGAATGGAAGTGAAGTCAATAGATGCCGCCCCACCAGCCCCAACCGTTACGGTGCTGCCAATTTGGATATAAGTTGCCATTATGCCGCCTTAATTCCGTATAGGGTAAAGGTTGAGCCAGCGAGCATGCTGCTTGCAGCCATGTAAAAGGTAATTGAATTGACCGCAGCAGTAGAGCGCCATAGACCAACTCCATGCAATACTTCACCACTTGCTTGACCAGATCGAGCGATAATCGTTTTATTTGTTGTTGTGTTTGAATAGTTTTGGATATGCACTAATCCAGTAGCGGTTAGGGTGGAAGGTGTACCCGATGCAATAGGTGAACCAAATATACGGATAGAAGGTTCGCTTGATCCATTGTAAGAATAAGCAGTTGAACCTGAACCAAGCAAAAATGTGCCTGAATAGTTGTTCGCAGTATCGCCGTTCATTCTAAAGAAAATACTGTTACCAGCAGCAGTAGTGCCATAGTTAGCAACAACAATTAAATCGGTATAAGTGCTAGGGATGCTGCTAAAAGTGTAGGTAGTGGTCGCGCTGCCTAGCGTTGTAGTCGCTATCGGTTCATAAGTTTTAGCCATTATTTGACCCCATAAAGTGCGAAGGTGGAATACTGCACAAAGTTTTGAGTTCCAGAGGTTGCAAGCAATTTAATAGAAGTAATCGCAGCAGGTGTGGCGAACCAAAGACCGCTGCGCAGAGTGATATCTCCAGCGGCTGCGGTGTTATCCTCAACTCCAGCTAGGACACGAATTGTTTTTGTTTTATTTGATGAAGCATAATCAAGAATATCGATTACTCCAGCACCAAAGCAGTTTGCTGCCGTATTGGCTGCTGCCCCATAGGCGCTATTAGATAGAGTTTGAGATGTGCTAGCCCCTACATATATAACGCCATTATTGCCGTCCATATAGTGCCGCGTATAATTTGAGCCTGTATCGCCATTAAATTGAAGTCCGATGCTGTCTCCAATATCCGACCTAGAGCATCGCGAGATATAACGAATTTGGAGATGCTTATAAGTGCCGCTAATACTTGTAAAGTCGATAGACGATGAACCGCCACCGCCTACAGTTACGGTCGCAATAGACTCATAATCGCCCACCGCGGGCGCTGCTCCGCCCATTAAAGCGGCGAGATTATTAAGCATTAGGCAATAGCCCCCACGACATACCAGTTATTTGCTGAAGTCTGGATTAGGGCGCATGACTTATATTGGTTTAGGACTGGGCTTGCCGCTGTTGCTCCAGCAGATAGAACGGTTACGCCACCTGCGCCTGAGATCGTGACCGCGCCTGCGCCTTTGTTCAGGACTGTAATTACTGTTCCAACTGGAAAGGCTACACTTGCGTTGGTAGGGATCGTCATGGTTGAAGCGCCAGCGTTGGATCGGGTTACTAGCACCTGATACTGGTCGGTAAGTACAGGTGTGTAGGTTGTGCCTGTCTGATCGTTTAGCGTGAACGACACTAAAGAATTGTACATGGCAGAACTAAGGACATCTCCAGTTGTTGATGGTAGACCTACGGGCATTTTATATCTCCTAATACGCCATTATGTTAGTGCCGATTATACCTGAAATATCCGAGCCGATGATGAACCCTTCAACGATCGGTTCAAGTGTTGTCACAGTTACGCTCATGGCATTTGGCGTTATGTTCCATGAGAGTCCTTGCGCTTGCAAAGTCTTAACAATAGTCGAGCCGTCTGGCTGAACATTTGTAATTTTTAGATTTGAGAAGTAGTCCAGATTAAGCATTGTGGCAGTAGGTACATCTGGATCGAGTAGATCCACCGTCATGGCATCTATGCGGATCGTAGTCTCCTTGCGAGTTGCCACATATATCTTTGCCACATTAAGGGCATCTGCATCGGTCTGTAAGACCAAGTTATTCTCGTTGATTTGGTGAGGGAAATACTTGGCAATACTGGCTGAGTCCTCGGCTACTTGCTGAGTTCCACCATAGCGAGTCATGCCGGCGGAGTTGATAATCAACTTATCATCGAAGGCGAAAGTTAGGTTTGTGTAAGGGATACCACTAGTTTGATTAAACTCGATCGGAGTTTCGCCATACTTCTTGATTACATTGGTGCGGTTTAGAAATACTGCTGTTCCCTCTGTGTCGATATAGAACGCGCCTTGTTCAGAGAACTCGGCGTTCTTAAGGGCATCAAGGGCTGTGCGAGATGTTGCTGGATCAGCAATACAGGTTGTGTTACCTGTGTCGATCGTGCGCATAGATGTAGGCCATGAAACTTGATCTAGGATCTTGCCAATGCGTGTGCCAGTATCTTGCCCAGCCGTAGCAGATGCCACAGTTGTAATTCCAGCCTGCTGCATTAGGCGGAACGCATCGGAGCAGATGATGTCCACATAGCCTGTTTCTTGGCCTTGAGGATAGGTGTACTTGTAGTCTGTTGTATAGCCTGAGAATAAGAAATAGCCAACGCCACCTACTGTTGCAGATACACGCAACTTACGCAGCGGTGTCAAGAAGCCAAAGTAAGGGCTAGCGGTGTTTTGTGGATTGAAATAGGAGTCGGGATCTAAGACTCGGATAGTTGCAGACCCAGCCTCGTAGGTATCGCGCATGATGTTGCGACCGCGCTTAATACTGATCTGCCTAACATTGGGCGTTAGATCAACCGTAGGCTCAGGAGTAGTGCTAGAAGCAAGTGTGCCTGTGCCTAACTTTCCGTACTTAACATCGCCAATAGTAAATGGGTAGCCGAAAGTAGCGCCGCTTGTAAAGTCGAACGAGACCGCTATCTGGGCAGGAAGTGTCATGGGCCGAATGAACCGCCTTGACGGAATATCGCAGAGAACTTGGCAGATAGTGAAGCATCGAGCAAGGTATCTCGTAGAACATCTTGCAGGCTTTCTTGAGCAATAATTGAACCAGCATTGACATTGACTGTGA